TCAACATACTTTAATATCTGAACCGATACGGTTGAACCCGAAATAAGAGTAGCGGGTTTTATGTCTATTTTATTAACCATTTTATTTAATCATTATTTATTGCCGTTATTCTTGCACTTCCACTAGGTCTAGAGGTTGATGAATCACAATCCCCCGTTAGATACTCAGGATACATTGATGCGTTACGGTGCAAAAACGTCAATACATCATTCAAACTTGCAACCCCTAAACTTTTATGATATTCACTTTCTTTTGAAATTTCTTTTAAATCTAACGGCTCAGAATTGGGATTTGATTTCTTGACCAATCCACTAGCGGTATCCTGAACACCCGCCCGCATCGCATAACGCGAATAAGCAAAATGAACAATTGATTTTTTTAAGCCCTGAAAGAAATAAATCTTTGAGTTGTATGTGTATTCATCGCCATCAAGTAGAGTAACGTAATTCGCATCGGCTCTATTGATAACTAAGTCAGCATAGAATGAATCCCCTAAGATGGGTTTAATGTCGTAATGTTGAGCATTTAAAATATGAGTACTCATTAACGCATCGAAGTTACCATACTCCGCAACTTGAACATAGGGCGCAAAGTCCGCCTTAACGATTAACAATGTATTTTGATCACTCATTTATTTGCGTTCCGTTAATTAATGAATCTGCATCCTCTTTACTCATTCCAAAAACCAATATACAATAATTTACTTTTTGCTCTTTTGTCATTAATGGATCAGCTACAACCTCGCGTAACGATGTCATTCCTCCTACGCCTAACGTAGTCGATAACACTTGACGTTTAGCCTTTTCTTCTATTCCCGAAATAGGGACTACTAGATAATTATTTTCTTTATTAGGATTTCCATCAAACCAATTTTCAAAGATGGGTTGATATATTAACCCAAGTTTTTCGCGTTCCTTTTCGGTGCGTTGATCGTAATTTTTAACCGCGTCTTCCCACTCCGTACTTTCTCCAAGTGAACCACTTGTTTTGATAGCGTGCAAAATCAAAGGTTGACCAAATGTGCGAATGATTCGATTCATTACATTAGGCTCTGTAAGTTCAAATAACTTGTCATTATTAGTTACTGGCATTTCTAAAACTTCGGGTTTTTGTTCATCTGTTTCAGCCTCTACAAGCATCATCTTATTGCTATTTGATGCCCCCTGAAAAGTTTTTAAATTATCAACAAATTCATCCCTTGCATCGTCATCCTGAAACTTTCCTTTGTGGATGAAAATAGCATTAGCCATGAAGCCAGTTTGGATATTACGCTGCGAAAATACTTTAATTCCTGCATCAGTAACCAAATCTTCAAAGCACGGATCGCATTTGGCAGTTGGATATTTACGATGACCCGAAAATGAATAGTAATAAATATGTCCGTTCCATTTATCAAAACCTCCAGCACCTTCAATTTGTGAAGCGATCTTTTCTTTATCACTTGTAAAGAAATCCAACGACTTCATTAAATCCTTTTTCCTGCGACCTCCGTACTTTTGCCCATCCCAATCATCGTAAACAACGGCATGACTAATTACACCTAAGTCATCAGGCATTGCAAGTCGAACGTAATCGAATGGGATGATGTCAATACTTGCAACTTCTAAAAGTGCATTGTATCCAACGTGAAGCGATACGCCCCTAAAATAAGCGAAGTCATTACAAACTAATTCGTGAATGTCTTTTAGGGTTTGACCTTTTGCATTTACGATTAATGTATTGAAATCTTCTTTAGCAAAACCACGCCCGAAAAGATGGGTAGCAAATAATTCAACCGCCCCGCTACCCGTTACAGAAGCAGCAACAGAATCCTTTACCCTTTGAGGGTATAAGTTATCTGTGTCGTAAGCAAGTATGCCCTCTGCACGAAGTTCTTTCGTTTCTACACGCTTAATCTTGCTACCTATTACGGTTGACTTTGCCATTTAAATTATTTTCTTTTTGGAAACCTTGATTTTTCTTTTACTGCTTCAATTGGCTTTTCTTGAATTTCCATTTCACCTAGTGAAGACACCTCTTCTTGCTCATGTTCAACATCGATAGCATCAACCTTCTTAGCTTTCAGTGCTTCAATGTCTTTTTGGTAATCACTAGGAAATTCATCAAACAAATTTACGTTATTTTCATTCTCGGATAACAACATCGCACCAACTTCATCAGTCATTGATTCGTTTGTATAATGTCTATTTGTGCCTTGACAATATGCCAGCACGCCATTCTTTAATTTATAGTCAGTCATGATTTTATTTTTATTAAATATGTGATCGGGGTTTGAATCTCTTTCAATGTATTTTAAGATTGATGAATGGGCTACTAATGCTTCGTGAGCGCAACCGCTACAAGATACGATTCTGCCCGTTAACCGATAGTAAATATCCGTTAATTCTTCCCCAGCCTCACGCGATACTACAACCGTTTTAATGTCGGGATGTTTCGCGATAAAATTAATACATCTTTCTCTATTTGTCATATTATTTTTACTAAAAAGGGAGGCGAGTAATTCAACTCCCTCCCCTTTTAATCTAACAACTAAATCTATGCTAACTAAACCCGTTTCTTATACCAATCCTGCGATAATTGCGTCCGTAGTAGCCTCGCTAGTATCGAATAAACGATAAGGAGGATTTGTTTCGCGTGCGTATTCCTGCGTCTTGAATGTGATATTCCATGCTCCTGCATCGTCAACATTCTGAGGTATTCTTTCTAAGGCTTCAATGAACATACCAGCATCTAATCCGTAGATGTCATACTTGGTATTTCCTGCCGTTCCTTTTGAATTGTTTTGAACAATAACCACAACTTGAGAATCTTTCATCTCAGAAATTTGTAGTAATACCGTAGGAGAAATATCGAAAGCCCTGATCTTTACTTCATGCTCCCAAGTATTATCATACGTTCCTTTTACAACACGTGCAGCAGGTTCGGTTGATTTTAATTTACCCTCGAATAAATAGAAAACCTTCGTTGCAACCATCGTAATGGCATCTACTACTTGATCGTTTGCGACCTCTTTAGTCCATGATGCGATGTCTGCTTTGTTTGCTATCCATACATTAGGCGAAACACCGCCTACTAATTTATTTGTACAACTGAGCGTTAACCCAGCACTTAATTCTCCACAAGCCATGTCTTATAGTTTTTTTGTGTTTAAATGTTAGTAAGCAACCGCAGCCAATACATCAAGTGCAACCTTCGCATCCAAAGAGAATCCGAAATCTGTTACTTGCTTCTTGTTATACTTATCAAAGAATGAATCGAATGATGCAAGTGAACTTTCTTCCTCAACTCCCAAGTACAAGTTTTCACGAGTAGTTAAGATGATACGGTGAGGCAAGTACCATGAAGCACCTGAGTTAGTACGGTAGTAAGCATCAATTGTGCGATCTAAGAAACTCATTGCACGTACTTCAATTCCGTTTGATGCAAGGTTATTCACACCATCTTCTTGACGCATATAAGGTAAGTCGATGCCCGTTACACTCTTGCGCTCTTTCTCATACTGATCTTTTACGCTTTGAGTAACAATGAAAATTAAACCCGAGCGATCTAAGTCACGAAGACGTAAATCAGCAGCGTAGAATAAATTATCTAATGCACTTGTAACTACTTTATTGGTTACGTCAGTAGAGTTGAAACGCTGAAGCGCGAATGTTACTTGAGCGTTCTTAGTTGCTAGATCGGTAATGAAAGAAGCACCACCATTTAAGGCTGCTAACTGCTTCCAAAATCCGTTAAGCATACTGAAATACTTAATTTGACCAGCACTCAAAGAGTTGTTTGTGCCTGCTGCAATAGCAGTATCACCAAACCATGCAGTACGTAGAATTACTTCTTCGATCAATTTCGCGATGATGGTTTCAAACCATACTTGGAAATCCGTTCCCGTTAAATCTTCCTTTGCAATGTTGTTCTTTAAACCCCACTGAAAGAATGATCCCATCAAATCTTCGTAGCACTGCTCGGCACGATCAGAAATGTAAGCGGGTGACCAAGTTTTATCAATGATCTCAGCCGTTAATGAAGCTGGCGTAATATCACAATCCGATTTTACGAAGCCTGCAAGTCCTGATAGTTGACCAAGTGCAGCAAGTCTTTTGCTACCTTTGATTCCTTGTATAACGGTATGAAACTCCGTTAATGCAGGGTTTTGAAATCCTGACTTAATGAGAGCCTCACTAAGTAATTTAATATCTTCTTTCGATAGAGCTGGTGCGCTCGTTACTACTGATGCCATTGTATGTAGTTTTTAAATGTTTTTATTTTTTGTTTTGTAATTCTTTTTTACGTGCTTCAATCTTTGCGCGTTTTTCTTCAAGAGTTTCCTCTTTCGTTTCATCACTCTTTACACCCTTGTTGAAAGTTCCATTACTAGAAGGAGGCGTATAAGTTGTTTTGATCGTCTTTAGGTGATTGGTAATAGTTCCAAGCTCTGTTTTTATGTCGGTAATGCTAGCCGTTAGCGTAGCAATCTCAGCATCTTTAGCAGTCAATTGCGCCTTTAAATCTTCAACTGTTTCGGTATTTGTATCATCTGCTTTTGCTGCCGTTACTGCCGTTACTTTTCCATCTTCACAAGTAATTACAGTACCATCTTCTAAAGTAGCCGTACCAGTAAAGTTTTCACCGTTCTTAGTAACTGCGTCACCTACTGCAACCTTTTCGCCTGCCATGTCGATTTCTAATTCGTCACCGCCTTCTGTTTTTACCATTGCGTTTTTGATTGGTTGACCTATTGACTTAAATAAGTTTTTGATTTCATTGAAACCATTCTTAATATCTTCAGCTATTGTGCTCATTTGTTTTGAATTTATTTCTTTTAAATTTAGAATTGCTTTTGCCTTTGCCATGACTGGCTCTAAAATGTCGGTTGCAAATTTTAACTCAACTGCTGAATCTGCTTTGATGTACGTTTCTTCGTCCATCATTGCCTTTAATGAATCGCGATCTGAACCCGTTTTTAGTACATAAAAATCTAAGATTTTATTCTCAGCATCGCGTACCGTGTCAGCATACTTTTCGATGTCGTCAGCCGTTCCGCCCGTAAATCCCCAAGGATTATGAATCATTAATTGAGCATTCTTTGAAATGCTTCTTTTTGATCCTGCTAAAAAGATGACAGTAGCAATAGAAAAACAATTACCATCAACGATAGTATTTATAGAAAGTCCCGAATTGATTAAAGCATCGTGAATAGCAAATCCTTCATTTACATCCCCACCGTTTGAGTGGATATGAACGTCTAAAGTATCAGCACCCGAATCCTTTGCATCTTGGATTTGACGTGTTACGCCTCTAAGGTTAACACCACCCCAATCCTCAGCACTTGAATCCTGCCACGCGATTACGTCACCATGAATAAATAAAGAGAATACCTTTGCCATTGATAGCAAAAGTAAAAAGTAGGTATGCTAAAAAATTAAACCTTATCGTTTAATGATTTCAAAAGTTTGCATTGCCCTATAAACTACAATATGCGATACTTTAAATTCATCACAACATTCACCTACTAAAATAAACCGCTTCGTGTTTTTTCTTCGCTCAATTAATTCTTTCATGCGCTTAGAAATATTATAGTGCATAAGCACGGAGGT